AAGCAGTAAAATCAGCCGTTTGTCAAGAGTAAATGCTAAAAAAGTCTAAAAAATTTTTCAGCGGGCCAGAATGAGGGCCAGCTCCTCCCGGAAAAGCTGCTCGGAGCACAGAAAACCGAACATTTTGCGGGGGTAGCTGTTGAGCCATGCCTCGGCGGCCTTCACCTCTTGGGGCGAGAGGGTGCCGAGGTCTGTCCCCTTCGGGACGAGTCGCCGGATCAGGCCGTTTTGGTTTTCATTGGTGCCGCGCTCGCTCGGCGTGTATGGGTGGCAGTAGTAGACGGTGGTGCGCTTTCCTTTCCCTCGGCGCTTGTTTTCGATGCCTTCGGCGTCCGAGAACTCGGTGCCGTTGTCGCAGGTGATGGAGAGGAAGATCTGCGGGAATAGAGCGCCCAGTTTCCGCTCGATGCCGTTGAGGGCCCGGACGACGCTCTCGCTCGTCTTGTCCTTCATGGAGACGATGATCTCCCGGCGGGTCTTTCGCTCGGTCAGCATGAGCCACGTCCGCTTGTAGCCCTTGCCGCTCTCGAGACTATCCATTTCCCAGTGGCCGAAGGTCGTGCGCGTGTCCACGATCTCCGGCCGCTTTTCTATGCTCTTTCCTGCCGGCTTTCTCGGGATGGCGCCCTCTGGCCGCTCCGGCTTCCTGCGGCGCTTCCCGTGCTGCGGTAACATTTCCACAGTGAGATCGTCGCCGAAGATCTCGCCCCTGATGTAGTTGTAGGCCGTGCTTGCGCAGATGTGCACCCGGAAGGGCCAGCCCATGACCTCGGCCTCTCCGATGGCTGCCTCGGGGCTGTACTTCTCGTCCCGGATCTTGCCGATCAGGTAGTCGGCGAGCTCGTAGTCGTTGCCGATCTTCAGCTCCGGGCCCTTCGCCCGCAGGTTGGCCTCATACCGAGCCTGCGCCCCGTCGGGGTTGTATCGGATCTCGGTCGTGTAGTCGCTGTTCAGGTGTTCATAGGTGCACCGCTTGAGCTCCCGGTAGATGGTGGTGTAATGGACGCCGACCTCCTTGGCGATGTCCACGACCTTCATGCCGGCGCGCCTGAAGGCGTCGATCTGCGTGCGCTGCGTTGGTGTCAGGTGGCTGAAGTGTTTCCCCATGGTGATCCCTCCGTGAAATAGAAAAAAGGGCGGCCGGCTGGCCGCCCTTCGTTGTCATCGCCTGTTGTATGCCGCGATCAGCGCCAGCGTCTCGTCGTCTGTGACGATGTCCTCGAGCCGGCACTCCAGAGCGACGCAGACCTTGAGGAGCGTTTTCAGCTTCGCCCCCGCGATGTCTCGGTCGTCTTGCTCGTAGGTCTGGAGCACTCGGCTGTTGATGTCGGCCTTCTTGGCGAGCTGCGACTGAGACAGGCCGCGATCCTCTCGCAGCGCCTTCAGGCGTTTCCCGGTGGTGATCGTTTCCATGTTGAGCGCCTCCCCTTTTGTTTCGTGTGTCTTTACTATACAACATTTGTTGTATAAAGTCAAGAGGGGAGACAAGAGAAAAGCAGCGCGGCCGCTCTGGCTGCGCTGCTTTCATTCTTTTCCGAGCAGGTAGTAGATGGTCACGCCGAGGGCGTCGGCGAGGTACTCAAGCTCATAGTCGGCGACAATGCGGTCGCCGGTCTCGATCCTGCTGATGGCCTTCTGCGTGATGTCGAGCCCCGCGATCTGGATCTTGTACGCGAGGCGCTCCTGCGAGATGCCGGCCCGCTCTCTGGCTGCGCGGACGCGCTCGCCTGAGATATTGCATCGGCCTTCTGGCCTGTATATTTTCAAATACGCGCCGCCTCCTTTTCTGCCACTTATGCCAAAGATGGGTAGTGCAAGTTGACAATAACACGCCGCCCGTGATAATATTATCCCAAAGATGACTAAATACTAAAAAACGCAATAGGACAGACGAAAAGGAGGTTTTTTCAATGGGTTTACGTTTCCGGCGCAGTATTAAGATCGCTCCCGGCGTCCGTGTGAACTTGAATAAAAAGAGCGCGAGCGTCACCTTCGGCCCGAAGGGCCTGAAGCACACAGTCAGCACGACCGGGAAAAGCCACACGACCGTCGGAGTGCCCGGCACGGGCCTGTCGTACACGACCAGTGGCGGCCGGCCGGCCAGCGTGCCGGCAGCACAGCGCCCCACCTCACCGAAAAGCAAAGCGGTCGTCCTGCCGTTGTGCATTTTCCTCGGGGTGCTCGGTGTGCACCGCTACTATGTGGGGAAGATTGGCACCGGGGTCATCTGGACGCTGACGGCTGGCTTCTTCGGGATCGGTTGGATCGTGGACATCTTCACGGTCGCCCTCGGCGGCTTCTATGATGTCAACGGCTATGTTGTCCGCTTCCACCCGACTGAGGCCGAGCTGGCCGCTGCTGAGGCGGCGCAGAGCGATGGCGGCGAGGATCCAGCAGAGGACGACGCCACAGAGGAATGAGTGCATAAACAGAAAGAGCCCGCCCGGGATCACTCCCGAGCGGGCTCTTTTTGTGTATTCTGACGGTTTCATAGCTTCTGGCCGGCACCGATCCGCGCCGCGCCGGTGGCAAGTTGCACAATTAGACCTTCTTGGCGTAGTCCAGCGAGATCCAGCCGGCCCCGCTCTTGAGCTTGCCCCACTTGGAGGCCCCGGGCCCGTCGCTCTCGGCGACGATGGTGTAGGTGCCCTTGTCGCGGATAGCCCCGTTGGTGCCGTAGTTGGTGCCGGGGCCCTTGCGGATGTTCAGCACGTCGGTCGTCACCTTCACGAGGTACGAGGTGGCCGTAGAGCTGCTGCTGGTCTTGATGTCTGCCGCGTCCGTCCACCCGTACACGGTGGAGCCGCCGCCGGAGACGGCGATCAGGTGGTAGGGGTGCGCCTTGCCCTTGGCGATGGCCGTGACCTTAGCCTTGCCGGGCTTGCAGCTCGACGCGCTCGTGGCCGTGGCGCTGACGTAGTGCTTGGAGCCAGTGAACTCCACCACGTCGCCGACCTTGATGCCGGCGGCGCTGCCGGTGGTTCCCCCGGTGGAGGGTGTGCTGCTGCCGGAGCCGATCCGACGGTTGACCTCGGCTGCGATCTCTCCGTGGCGATTGTAGAGCCAGTCGCCCGGGCAGGCTTTCGCAGCGTAGTCCCGGTGCACGGTCATGTTGCAGCCGTTCAGGTGGTTCATGCGGTCGTTTTTGCTGGTCGACCAGACGAGCTTCTTGATGCCGTTGCGCTTGCAGATGTCGGTCACAAGCTCCAGTAGCGCGTCGTATGCCTTGCTGTTCACAGCATAGGGGTGAGTGGCGTCGCTGGCGACCTCGATGGTGACGGCGCGCTGGTCGTTGGCGTTGGACGACGTGCACCACGAGCGGTTCCCCTCGTCCACATAGAGGGCGATGCGGCCGTCGGGGCCGATGCCGTAGTTGCTGGACGCTCCCTTGCTGCTCTTAGCAAACAGAGCGCCGCAGCTTTCGACGGAGAGCTGGCCGGCCATACAATGGATCGTGACGGTGTCGATCTTCTTGGTGCGCTTGCCCGAGTGGTTGGGGCTGAGCTTGGTGTAGGAGATCAGCGAGCTGTTACTCATCTTCGTCGTCCCCCTTTCCGTCACCTTCGAGGAAAGATGCGATGGTGTCCTCGTCAACGACGTCGCCCTCCTCGTCATAGATGTGGCCGGTCTCCTCGTCGTAGCTTAGGGTGCCGACATAGGGGAGGTCGTCGTCGATCTCTTTGTTGTAGTAGCGCATATTCAGCGCCGGTTTCTCTTTGCTTCCGTTCATGATATTGCCTCCCTTGCAAAATGAAGGGCGGGCCAGCCGGCCCGCCCTCTGCGTTGATTATTCCAGCGGCAGGTTGCCGCCGTTGAGCTGGTTGACTGCTGCCTCGATAGCCGCGTTGATGGCCTCCTCGTCCACGGTGAAGCCCATGGACGCGAGGAACTCGAGGACGTACTTCTTCTTTTCCTCGCCGCGGCCCTGCCCCTTGTAAAGCTGCTCGGCAGCGGCGACGCCGATCTTCACCCACTCGAGCAGCTCCTTGCGCTGCTCGTCGGTGGTCTTGCTCTTGATCCACGGGATCAGGAACACGGTGACGCCGGCGGCTGCCAGCGCGATGACGGCGTTGATGATGGGGGTGATGTCGATCATGTTCATCCTTTTGCCTCCTTGTCTGTTGTGGTGGTGGTATATTGGCCGGCGCCGGCCCCGCTGATGGGGTTGCCATCAGCGTCGAGGCCGTGCCGGTTGCGGCTGATCTTCTCGGTGGCCGACTTGGCTGCATAGCTGACGAGGTAGCCGATGCAAGCCGTGAAGATGGTGGTCGTGACATCGCTGGCGGTCTGCTGATCGCGGAAGGCCAGCACATAGGACGCCACGGCCGCGGCAGTTGCGACGAGGACGGCCCACGCCGCCAACTTCTTCGAGAACTCCCACGGCCTGCGTCGGGCCTTGGCCTCCCGCTTGCGCCGGTATCTTCCCATGGGTGTCACCTCCCTCAGTAGATCGCGTGGATGCCCTGCTCGGTGAGGAAGTCCTTCTGCTCGTGTTTGATCTTCTGCGCATACTGGAGGGCCGCCTCGGTCTCTCCGTTGGCGTGGCCGTTCTTCAGGGCGGTGGCCGTGGCCTCGCCGAGCGCGATGGCGGCCCCCACGCTGCGCACGAGCAGCACCTCGTTTCTCTCCCGGGCGGCGTCGCGCCGGTCGAGCTCTGCGTCCCTCTTGGAGAGCTGCCTCTGGATCATCCAGAAGCACAGGCCCGTGATGGCCGACGGGATCCCCATGAGGGCCACGAGCTGCCCGATGTCAAGCTGGATCATGCTGCACCTCCATCCTCGACCTCGACGACCTCCCAGCCCTGCGGGTAGGCTTCCGGGCTGTATGCGTTGGCCCCCTCCATGATGGAGCGGTAGACCTTGCCATCAGTCCAGATGCAGACCTCGCCCTTCTGGTAGCTGTCCTCGGCCATGGTCGGCTGAATGAAGGGCTTCGCCTTCTTCGGGTCGGTGGTGTGGTAGGGCACCCACTGTGCGGGGCTCTTGCCCGGCTCGATGTCCGGGTTGTTGTTGGTGTTGTGGGCTTGGCAGCAGCGCCAGCTCTGCCCGTCGTGGGTGCAGGCTTCGCCGACCTCGTGGCTGCCATCCCCCTTGGGGCCGGCCTTCGTCCACGCTGGCAGCAGATCCTCGCAGGCGATGATCTCGGTGCCGGTACGGTCGCCGGCCTCGGCCTCGCTCACGAAGGTCATGCGGGCGCTGCGCAGGGCGGCCTCGAGGCCGCTGTACTTGTCGCTCATGTGGTCAGCCCCCTTTCAATGGCGCCAGACAGATCCTCGAGCTCGTCCTCGAGCTTGGTGATCCGCTCCTTGTCCTCGGGAGAGGTGCCGCCCCCGCCGCCGGCGGCGGCCTGCTCCTTCTCGTGGATGGCTTTGATACTGTGTTCCATGAAGTAGACCATGCTGCTCCTCCTTTCTGGTCTTGGGGTGTTGGTTTATGCGAAGTTGCCGCCGACCGACTGGATGTAGCAGTCGCCCTCGGCCGAGCCGCGCAGGAGCTTGACCTTGATCTTCACGCCCCAGCTTGCGGCGGTCTTGGTCTGGTTGGTGAAAAAGTGCTTCTGGCTGGTCAGGGCCTTGGTGGTGATGTCCTCCCATGTGGGCTCGGCGTCGTTGCCGTTGTTGCAGATCCAGACCTGAAGGGTGCTGCCGGTCGGGAAGCTGCCCTGAATATTGACGAGGGCCTTGGTCGGCATATCGTCGGCCGCCATCGCCACGGTCTGCTCGAACTCGACCGAGTGCATGGCCTTGTCGAAGGAAAGGGTGCGCACGGTGCTCTCGTTCTTGGCGTCGGTGGCGGTGATGGTCAGGGTGTGGTCGCCGTTCAGCAGCTTGAGCCACTGGTCGGCCGTGATCTCGAGCTCGTTGGTGTCGCCGAGGGTAGCGGTGTAGGTGCGCAGCGTGGTGGTGTCCAGCTTCTCCACGACCGTGACCTGATGGCCGTCGGCGTCGGTGACGGTGTACTCATAGGAGGGCGGCGTGGTGGTGAAGCTGCCGAGGTCGGTGTCGCTGCCGCTGATGACGGGCGGCCGGTTGTTGGTGACGGTGCGCACGGCGCTGGTGGTGTAGGCGCTCTCGGCCCCGGCGGTGTCGTATGCCTTGACGCGGTACTGCACGCTCGTCCATCCGTAGGTGATGGAGTCCGTGTAGCTCCGGGAGCTGCCGCTGTAAATCTGCGCCCATGTGCCGTCGTCCACCTTGCGCTCCAGCTTGTAGCCGGCGA